TTGACAGAGATCGTACGGATCCTACTGCCAGGATCAATAACGATCGACTTATTGATGGTAGCAAAGTTTTTTAGGATTGATTGTGTTTTTTTAGAAATCTTGACTGTGCTCATTGAGGATAGGATTCAGTAATTTGGTTCTTGTTAGAGAAATGGAATAGAAGGACTGCGTAATGCATCACCTTAAAGAGGTCCACTTTAGCACATCCCTTCTTATCATAGCGAGAGGCATACTTTAGAATGTTACTTCTACAGAATGCCTCAGCGTCACCACACGCTTCAATTAGATCTAGAGTTTGAATCTGATCATTGCCTGCTGAATAGTGACCTCGATATGTTCCAGTGATGTACTCTTTCAATTTTTGAAGAGTTTCCTCTTCTTCATACTTACACGACATAACCGTATTGTTCTCGAAGGATTTTTTTGTAAGGTTTCCCTAGTGCCTTTAGTTCAGTAACAAGTTTGAGTTTGTTGTGAAGGGCAGTGTCGCCACCCAGTTTAAGGGCAGCGACAATAGTGAGGAGTTCCTCGTCGTTAATAGGGAGATCCATAGGATGCTTTTAGTTTATCAGAGTTATCACCCTAAGTCAACATCGTTTCCATTTAAAGGAACAACTTTGTCACCTTCGGGTGCGAAGTCCGCGTCAATCTTGTCGTACAGTTCAAAGAATGCTTGCTTAGTCTCATCATCAAACCTGTTGATGCTGTACTTGATTGCATCTTCTTTGGAACCGAAGATATTGAATGCCTTGGCAATGTGAACCAACCGACGAGTAGAGATTAACTCATCGATTCCACCTTCAGCAAATGTTCTACGGATGATAGATGCCCAGTCAGCAAGACGCTTACAGAAGTCATCATCAGAGCAGATTGCTTTGAGGATTTTGGTTTCAGTTACCACTGTTGGGTAATCTTGTTCGAGGGTAATAGCAAAACGCTCTAGGAATGCTTCATTGAGAACATTTGTTCCAACAAAGCGACCGTCATCGCTGCCTTTACCTTTAGTATTTGCAGTTGCAATAACATTGAATCCTGGGGATGGTTGTACATAACGTCCAATCTTCTTAAGGAATACACCTTTACCTTCCAGTACAGATTGAAGACATAGGATCTTGTTCGATGCAAGATCAACTTCATCTAGAAGAAGGACAGTTCCTTTCTCCAGAGCATCGACGACTGGTCCGTTGTGCCAAACAGTATTACCATCAACAAGACGAAACCCACCAATAAGATCATCTTCGTCTGTTTCAATAGTGATATTTACGCGAATCAACTCTCTATTTAGAGATGCACACGCTTGCTCTACACCTAGAGTCTTACCGTTTCCTGACAAACCTTGAATGTAAGTAGGATAGAATGCTTTACTCTTGATAACTTTCTTGACTGTAGAGTAGTTACCGAAAGGAATGAAGTTGGGATCTGTTGTAGGAACAAGAGATACTGATGGGGCAACTGCTGCTTCGAGTTGCTTACGTGCTTCAGTAACTGTGAGTTGCCACTTGTTGTAACCTGCTTTGTACTGCTTCATACGTTTCTTGACAGTGGCAAGAGAACATCCGAAGTGGTCAGATGCAGAGAGAAGATTAGGAACAGAAACTTCTGGTCCGAAGTTCTCTACAAGATAGTTGAAGAAGTCTTCGGTTGTGTGTGGGATAGGATCGAAAGGCATTTGTTTAATGTGTGTTTGATTTGTTTGCTATGAATTAAGTATAGTGCATCTGTGGCACAGATGGTATGGCAGTGTGCCACTTATGCGATTGTCTTACTTAGGGATGAGAGCATCTTCTTATTGCTCCCCTTACCTTTGTAAAGTTTCTTGAAGGCAGCACGGATCTCTTTGATTTCAGCACCGTCCTCGACTTCGATTGACTCACTATCTTCTAGTGTGTTTGTAGGCATAACGTAGAGTACATCATACTCAGACTCTGTGATCTCTACAAACTTGTCCTTACGGAACTTAGCGTGAGCAAGGTCAACTCTCTTGAGGGCATTCATATACCCAAGTTGACGGAGGTAACCTGCTGCATCACGTGAGTTAACCAGACGGAATCCGATAGTTGTTACCTCAGGGAACTTCTCCTTAAGATTCTGAAGGAAGATGTTTACTTGGTATGAAGGATTATCTTCTTTCTGATAGATCTTACCAAGTTTACGATCGCGAAGTTGGCACCTACGTCCGTATGCATTCTCAAACAACCTACCTGAGAAGAGACCGCTACGCTCACAGAAGTAGGATGCAGGACCAGACTCACCGTCAGTCAAGATTGAAAGAGATACTTTCTGAGCACCAGTCTCTTTCTTGAACTGAGGGATGATGGAGTGCATAGCAGAGATAGACTCAAGAAGAGGTGTACCACTGAGACCTAGACCTGGAGCGTGGTTGAAACCGTAGTGACGACCATACCAGTGTCCTCTGTCGCTGCAGTTAGATGCAACGTTTCTCCAGAATGTCAAGCAAGAACGATCGAAGTCTTTCTTTTTCTTTGCTTCAGAAGAAAGCATTTCTACAAGACAGAATCCGTTAGAGAATGAGATGTTACCGTACTTTGGTTCAAAACGTTCATCTTCGGGTTGTTCCTGATTGTAGAATGCATTCCAAGCGTAGGTGAATGCATAGCAACGGAATGGGATGTTGATCTTTCTGCAGAAGTGTGCAAGTTGTAGGACTTGCTTGGCAGTATCAAACAGGCAGTTTGACATAGAACCTGACCAGTCAAGAAGGAAGATCATACCGTGGTTCTTACCATCAGGTATAACTGTTACTCTCTTGAAGATGTCATCGTTGTACTTGTACTGGTGTAATACAGTTGTGTTTAGAACACCAGTCTTAGATGTAAGTGAACGTGCATAGGAGTCTGCTGCTTTTCTGCACTCAAACTCTTTGATAAGATAGTTGATTTCTTTCTGAGACTTTTTGATGAACTCATTGTACTCAACTACAGACTTGTCAAGTTCTTCTTTCTCGTGCTCACTATTGGCACCTGCCCAGAAGGACTCAGAGTGGTTTACAAGTTTCTCCCAACCGATAACTAATTTTTTAGTATCGACAGTAGGGATCTCAATGTACTCGGAGTCATATGTATTCTCAACAAGATCCTTGACTGCATCTTGGAACTGTTGATCGGTGATTGACTCTAGAGGATCTTTAGTATCTGTACCTTCTTGTCCGTTGGATTGCTGATCATCAGTTGGTTCTGGTTGACCTTGCTCAAAGGATGGATTGTCAATGTCTGCATCAGGGTTTACGTCCTCTTGGAACTTTTCCTGATCAGCAGGACCATCAGTCTTTTCATCAGATGGAATCATCTCACCTTGTCCACCACCTTGAGGTGCACCCTTAGGAACTGGAACTTCCTGTGTCTGCTGCTCTTCAAGAGTCTCCTTCATATACTTGAATACCTTAAGAGCAACGTCACACGCTTCTTGGAAAGTCTCTGCGTTACCAGTCTCATCTACAAATACTTGCTCTTCAGCAGAGAAAGGAATGTTTCTGAAGTTACCGATCTTGAAGTGAAGGTTGATACGATCGATAAGGTTTAGTTTGTATGCTTCAGATGCTTGGAAGAAGTCTTGAGCATCTAGATCTCTGTATCCTCTGTAGAAAGTTTTTGGTAGACCTTGATAGCGTCTCTTCATCATCTTCTCGATACGTGCATCTTCTGTCACGTTGACGTATGACTGAGGACATTTGAACTGATCTGCATTCCAGTCAGCAGGAGTGTAAAGTGCGTGTCCTACTTCGTGTGCTACAAGTAGATCATAAACCTGCTCAGTTGCTTTCTCCCACTGAGGAAGAGTTAGAACTCTACGCTTGACATCAAATGATGCTGTCTCACATTTCTTGTGCTCGATTATAAGGTCTTCAGTTGCGAGCAACTTAGCAAGTGTACCTTTGACTCCTGTGTTTACTGTCATTTGTTTCCGTGTCTATGTACATATTATAAAACCCCTCCAAGCGAATGGAAGGGTTAGTGTGCCAGTTTGTCAACTGTCTACTTTGCGTTGAATGCTATCGATACTCGTGGATGATCTGATCGGTTCTCTGATGTTTTGTGCTCCAACCAAGATGGGAATAATACTAGTGTGTTAGGTGTACAGGGGAAAAATCTACCTTCTTCTGTACCCCACATTGCCATCTTAGAGTATGGATTTGGATTCATAAAAACGATTCCACCCATATTTGCTGTGGTCTCGTGATAATATACTCCAGATACAACAGAGTTAGCGTGAGTATGAACTGCCTGACTGCTACCCTTAGGTAATTTATTTATCCAACTTTGAAAAATTTGTGCCTCAGTATAAACTTGTTCTAAGGAATGCATAATAAATCTTTCAAACTCTGGCATATCATATCGTTTGAATAACTGTAGACCGTACATACCATTGTGCGATCCTTCAACGATAGAACGTTTTGCACCTGGGGATAAGTGAGATAGGATCTCGGGGTCGTCTGGTAGTGAGTTTATTTCATCTGTAATCATAGAGTTATTATGATTAAACACATAGATTGTGGTAGGAAATAATTCAACCCTAGAAGTTTTCAATGGGTCTAAGAAGTCCTGGGTAAATTGGGAAATCTTACTTCTCGGACTTTCTGAGGTATCTTTAGAGTAAAACTGATGCTCCATCGTTCTTGGTTTTCATAATTTTGTCGGACTTCGTGATCATTATAACCTGGCCAGAAGTATAAGTCACGCTCTCTTGGGATTTGACAATGTGTGTATGCCCAATAAGGTTGTATTCTATTTAACGTTTCGACAGAGTGTGAGGGATGATAGAAATATATGTCCCCAGTGTCACCTGGTGGGACCTTGACATAGTAAGTCCCTGCCATATCGCAATCTGCGTGGTTGTGACGCATTTGGAACCCACCTTTCGGATTGACGTTGACCCACATCTTGTCAATCTGGAGTTCTTCATCAAAAGGTTCGATGTTCGAGAGAACCCAATCTGCAAACTTTGGATACACCAAATGATATTCAAAGTTAGAATGAATAGTTGAGTACCCAGTGCCATAAAAAATATTGGTATCTACACAGATGTCATCACGGTGATCCAGAAGATCAAACTTAAATTCATCGTGCTTACTGTACCCATTGTTACTAGTAAAAAAAGGATGACTAAACATTACTCATAAATGAATGATTTACTAAACCCGTTTACTTTTTCAAAACGAATTTGCTTCTCAAACTTATCTGCAAGCACCTCACCTTTATGTGAGATCACAAAGAAGTTCGTGTCGCTACCTAGACTCTTAAGAATTTTTAAGAGTTCATCTGTTGCTTGGTTATCTAGCGATGAATCAAACACTTCGTCAAGGATGAGAAGGTTTGTCGCTACAGAGTTTTTGAGTTTCGCAACGTGTCTCCAAGTAAATAATAATGACAGATCAATCTTCTGCTTTTCGCCTTCAGAAAATGAGGCATAGGAGAACTTGTCGCGATGGCGAGATTTTATCACCTCGCTAAACTCTTCGTCAAGGGTAAAATTAACGAAGGTATCCATCTCACCCAGATACTTATTGATTCTCTGGTTGATGATAGGGATATACTTAGCAATAATTTTAGACTTGATACCACCATCCTTAAGGAGGTTACCAACTAGTTTGTAATCTAATGTTTCTCTAGAAACTTTAGAACAAGACTCTTCCTTCTCGTCGTAAGTTTGTTGGAAGACAACTAGTTGTTCTCTCTCTTTCTTGATGTCAGGTAATGTATTTAGACGCTGAACGTGAGATAAGATCTCACTATTCTCTTTCATTAAATTCTTTTCTTCATTGTACAGACGGCGAATCTCAAATTGATCTTCCGTAAGTTGATTTGTATCTTTCTTAATGCTCGTACAAAGTTCTATAGTATCTGCAATCTGTGTGTCAAGTTCAGATACTGCAACACGCATCTCTTCGTACTTCTTCGAATAGATAGAAACCTTCATATTTCTAAACGATTCTTCAATATCCTGAGAGCAGGTAGGACAGGTTGAGTTCTTCTCAAAGAATTCTTTATCCTTGATAGACTTCTTACCTTTGTCTTGTAATTTAGATTTGATCTTATTTTGCTTCATCAAAATACTCTCGTGCTTCATCAACTCTTCTTGCATAGACTTGAGTCCGATGACACGAGAGTTCACAATGGAGATCTCTTCTTTGATCACCAACATTCTATCTTCATTGTCTTTAAATTTATCTTGCTGTCTATTGATACGCTCATCATTTACTGCTGATAACTTATCAACAGTTCTCTTCTGAGAATTAATTGCTTGTTCTGCAAGTTGTAACTGATGCTCACACTCTTTGAGTTGTTCTCTGTTATCTTTCATACGCTCCTTGAGGAGCATATTCATTTGCGAAAAGATCTGAATGTCCAGTAGATCTTCGATAACCTCTCTTCGATGCGGAGCAGATAACTGCATAAAAGGAACAAAAGTAGAACTTCCAAGTATAACCACTTGAGTGAAAGACTTGAAGTTAAGTTTAAGTATCGATTGTTCCAAGTATTTTTGATAGTCTCGATTCGCAGCGTCTTGATCAACGAGTTCGCCATTCCTCCAAATTTCAAATACATTGGGTTTCATCCCTCGTACTACTTTGTATGAAACAGAACCAATACTAAAATCAATTTCAACGAGGGTATCTCTTTCATTAATAGTATTTACCAACTGAGACTTGGACACCTTTCGGAAAGGTCTATTGAATAATCCAAAGCACAAAGCATCCAACATTGTGGACTTGCCTGCACCATTGTTACCTACAACAAGAGTTGATCCAGTATCAATTAGATCCAGTTCGGTAAAGTTGTTGCCAGTTGATAAAAAATTTCGCCATCTAAGTTTCTCAAAAATAATCATTGAAAATCTGGAGGTACCACCACTTGATCAGGTTTTACTACAACATAGTCGTAGCGATGCGCTAGGCAATTATGTACTACGAGATCGAAATCGACCTCAAGGACATCTAGTTTACGTTTGTAATCGTTTGCCTCTAGCATTAAATTATAGCGCACAGCATCATCCTTGTCAATGAAAATCTGTACTGCTTTGGTAAGTGGTTCCTTAGCATCTGGATTATCGGGATCTGCTTTGTTTACAGCATACACCCCTCCGTTAGAATTATCAACAAGGATATACATTATAGGTTTAGACTCTCCACGTATAAGGACTTCAGAATGTTAACGACATTTTTCTTGTCAACAGATTCCTCCAAGTCCATAACGTAAGTCTCAAGGATACTCATTGTATCTTCCATCTTCACGTCTTCTTTAATCTCGGGTGCATCTAGTGTAAGATCCTCAATGATTTTTAGATCTGCCACATCTGCCTGTTGAATTGCTTTAATCATACGATCAAACCATTTCTGATTAGATCTGTTCTGAACGATTAGTTTGACGAATGCTCCTTTGAGTTCGGAGAGGTCAGGAATATCATCGTAATCGTTTCTAGAATCATCGTAGTATAATTTGCAGAATATATCGTATGGATTTTTAACGAATGTTAAGTTTAATGTATCAGTATTTAGTACGTGGAATCCACGATCCTGACCGTAATCATTCCAGTAAAGATGGTACGGGTTTCCGAGATATTGAATATTGTTTTGTCTAGATTTCATATGGTAATGACCAGTACACACTAGTGGGAACTTACCATACCTCTCAGGATTTTCTCCGTGCTCCATTATGTGACCTGGAACTGCTTCAAACCCAGATAGTTCTAGGTGTCCAAGGAGAATGTCAGCAGTGGACTTATCAATAACGTCATCAACAGTATCTTTATTGTCAGGACAAATCCAAGGCAAAAATAGAATTTTCTTCTCACCAAATTTTAATTCTGTTGGTGACTCAATGATAGTAATATTATCGTACTCGCCTAGTAGATGATCAGGCGCATTCACACGTAGAGTATTCTTATAATAGATGTCGTGATTACCGATAAGCATAATCATCTTGACACCCATCTCTTGAAGCGGATCAAACCACATTTCCTTTGCAGCATCTAGAGATGCAAAGTTGATTGACTTACGCTTATCAAAGGTATCACCTAAACAAAATACTGTTTTGATTTTATGCTTCTTAATATAAGGGATCACAGTATTCGTATAGAACTCTCTGTACTTCTCAATGAAGACAGGGTGGTCATTACGAACACCGAAGTGTTGATCAGTTATCAGAAGAACTTTCATCTTTGGTTGGTTTAATAAATTCCTTTTTTTCGTAGTCGTAGTAAGGGTGTGGTTCTGAAGGTACCCAAGGTTTTTTAGATTCGTTTCCGATAACGATAAATCTATCAGCAGCGAACGTTCCTGCTAAACTGATCGTGATGTCATCACCGTCAACCCAGTTCATTGTACCATCCTTTTTGGTGTGGTTCAATAAGTCTTGGATCTTGTCGATCATTTCTTGTGTCAGTTTCATTTAAGTTTTGGAATGTCGAAGAGCATTTCGTTTATGTATTTCTCTGCAAACTCTCTGTCAAACCATTGACTTAGAACTGCGAGAGTCTTCTTATTTTGTTTCTGGGATTTACAGTACCAAGTCTGGTCATCTAATCTTAACATATTATTGACCCAGTTGTCATCCTTCTTTGAATTCCTAACGTGATCACAATATATCATAAGGATGTTGTTGACCAAGTTGATGAAATCCTTCTGCTCACTTGCTAGATGTAGTCTTTGAAACTTACACCAAGGAGAGAAGATCTCACCCCATAGTGGTAATGGTCTTTTATGTGTGAAATTATATGAGTTACACAACGGTTCTATACTAGCGTAGATGTTACCACATTCGTTTACAGGTGATACATCTACAATCGCAGCAGTTACTGTCTGAGGTGTTGCAATAATATCTGCACCAAAGATAGGTATCGGGTACTCAAAGTCTGGAAAGAATACACAGTGGAGTACATCTAGTTTATCTGTCTTTGCTACTTCGAGGTGTAACTTACGAAGACCTTCGCATTTGTATATCTCATTTTTTATGATAAGATTACCATTAACTATTTCTTCTTGATCACATTCAACTCGTTCAGCATCCAACCCTTCAATCGCTAAGCGAATGACAGTTGCAAGTTGTTCGATTAACATTAGTAACGATTGTTCATTTCAATACGAGACTTGATACTATTAAGTTGTGCAGTATCTCCGTCTCCATCAGAATGGAATACTTGATCGAATCCACTCTTCTCAATAATTTTATCTTTAATATCCATCTGTCTTTTCTCTTTAGCAATCCTTCTTAAGAATGCATAGTAAACGATTTGAGTAAAATATGCAAAAGGATTCCTGCTTTTAGCAGGATCAAAGTTGTCAATATACTGAACACAATTCTCGATACCATCTGAGATCATATCCTCCTTGTACATATAGTTAATAAAGTTTGGTCTATATGAAAGGTGAGTAGCAATCTTTAGGAAGCACTCTCCAATGTACTCATCAATTCTAGGTTTGGGTTTAGATTTGATTTTAGAAATTTCCACCAGGTCTCTGTATTTAACGATAGCAGCAAGAAATTTCTGGTTATCTACATAGTGCTGGTTTTTGGTTCGCCGTGCTGCCATTAACGCCATTGTGTTGGTTACTTCATAATGTAATTGTAGCAGAGAACTGGGATCTGGTCAATGGTTATTGATGCCCTTGACATCCTTCTCTAAAACAATTATGATCAACACTGTCGGGGTTGCAAAGGATAAGCTCTTAGCTATTACCGTTAAACAGTTGTTCTAATTTCTTTCTCATCTTTTCTACTTCACCGATGAGACCCATTTCCTGAGTCAGTTCAATACTCGAATCAGGGACATCATCGGGATGTTTTTTGAACTCTTGTTTACAAAAGAATTTGTACATCAGAACCGCGTCCGACGACATCGGCGCGATCGTAATAATCCTCTCTTCAGGAATAATAAAGAAGTCTTCATCAGAGAAGACCATCCACCTCTTGAGTCCTACTGCTACTGCTCTCTTATCTTCAATCATCTTCTCAGTGCTGTGCACTTTGCCAGGGTCTTGAATGAATGCACAATAGAAACCTTTATGCTCTTCTACTACAACAACTCTGCCAAGAAGTTCCTCTCCAGATGTAAGTTTAATACATCCGTAGAATTCTTCGTCGGGTTTGATGTAATTTAGAGACATACTAGTTTCCTAATTTGATTTTAGTAATTGAGTATTCAAACTTTTCATCCTTGTACTGACGGATGCGTTCAACTAAATGGTTCAACGTTGCATTCATACGAAAACCATTGCTAATATCATCGGCAAAATCATATAGTGTTGCCTGACTCTTTGAGTCGTGCTTCCGTAGTGCCCTACCAATAGACTGGAGATTGCGAATCTTAGACTTGGATGGGGAAGCAAATATCACATTGTGTAAGTTTTTTATATTGATACCAGTTGAGAACGTCCCATACGATGCAAGAATAATTGCATTGTCCGTGTCCTCACAGATCTGGCGTGCCTCTTCTCGTTCCTCAGTGGGAACTTTGCCGTGGATAAAAAATATATGTTTATCCCCTGCTTTACTATTTATCATTTCGTAAAGAGGTTCTCCGTGCTTCTCCACGTAGTTGAATAGAATTAGAGTGTTACCAACCAAGTCTCTAGCAAGACCAGTAATAATATTATTCCTTTTCTCGTGGGATATGATATAATCTATTTCATCAAAGTAAGAATCGAAACCAATATAATCGTGTTTACACAGCAGTACATTAATCTTGAGTTCAGTCAGATGTCCTTTCTTCTGCAAATCTTTTGTGCGTATAGCATTATTAACTTTACCGAACAGACCTTCCAGTTGAAGTTGATGGCATTGCATACCATCCAACGTACCAGTCAGACCATATCTGTACTTGGCATTGTGGCACTTATTAAGAATACCTGTCAGCGACTTCGCTTTGTACTGGTGCGCTTCATCGCCGATAACAACATCAAACCTATTAAAGTAATCCTTAGACTCCTTGTAGATAGATTGCCACGTAGAAATGACGACAGGACTCCTGTCATAACGGTCTCTTCCCCCGTAGATTTTGTGTATTGTGTTTCGAGCGTAGAATCCATATTGTTCAATGTCCTTGTAAAGTTGTTCAACCAAAGAGGTTGTAGGTACAATAATCAAGATCTCTCTATTATATTGTAGGTGCCATCTGAGAAGGCAGTAGATTATGAATGATTTCCCAGATCCAGTGGGAGAGAGTAATAATCTACGGTTGTGCCGAAGTGCTGAATAAATGCTTTGGAGTTGGTAATCTCTCGCCTTGAAAGGAGTACCCAGAGATCGAACAAAACCATTAACTGCCTCGGGTGTGATAAGTGTGTTTTCTTCACCAGGGGTACCTGAGTATTTGTTGTCTACTATTGTATATTCATATTCCTTTTTCTGTAACCATTCCTCAAGATAATGAAACAACCCCACAGGTAGTTCACCTGTCCCAGGAGAATACAGTCTGATCAATCCATCCCAATACTTGTAGCGTTTCTGTTGTTTCAGAAATTTTGCTTCTGGTACTGCAAATGTAAAGTAATCACTTAACTCTCTATGCTGAGATAACTCAGCACCGATCCTTAGAGAAACTTCATTCTTCTTTTCAATGGTAACCATTAGATAGGGAATTCAAACCGCTTTGCATCAATCGCGTTCTTCACTTGGAATCCACGATTGTTGATCATCTTTAAGATGTTCTCAATATAATTTATACAAGTTTCGAAATAAGTTACTCTCAAACCTTGCTTCTGAATATCTTCATCAGAATCTAGGAAGGTACTTAGATCACCCTTAAGCACTTTGAGATCAAAGACTTGATTGTTCTCGTCTGTTTTCTTTCCGCTATACCATAACCACTTCTCACGGTAACATCTCTTGAGTTTACATTTCTCATCCTCAAGAATTAATTTGTATTTGTTGTAATAGATGTGGTACTTCTGATGTAAACTTGCTATTTGCAAGGACTCGTTGCCCAAATCTGCTTCATTAAAAATAGAGTCCTTAGACCAGGACTCCTGCAACTCTTCAAGTAATGCCATAAATTAAGATAAATTTTTCTTTCTACCACCGTCGATTGCTTGGATCTCGTATGATAGGTAATCGAATGATACGATTGATTGGAAATATTCTTGGTCACTAAGTGTACCGTCAAACTCTAGTGTACTAAGTTCCACTGGTTTCAAGTTCGTGAAGACGACATTGTATAGAGGTTGGAAGTTAGAGTTGAGGATAGTCAGTGTACCGTCAGCAAAGATAAGATCATCACCTAAACCTTTGACGTTGTTCTCAGGAGTTGCGTCGATCATCTGCTGACGTTCTTCGAACCTCTCTGGAACTGCTAGACCACGCATCCAGTTATGGAGGATCAAATAGTTCTCCATACTTTCATCTACAAGAAACTGTAGATTGAAACGACCATAGTCGAGAGTACCTTCAAGGTAGGTGCTTCTGAATGGTGTAGGTTGCTCAACCAAACTCATAGAGATGTTTGGTACGTTTGCCATCTGTGCGAAGTATGCGACCTTAGGATACTTTGCCAGAGTGAAGCGAAACCCACCTGGACTGAGGAAATTCCTATTGCTTATTTGCGTTTGAAAAGACATTATCTAAATGATTGGGTTCCGCCAATTCTATTTATCCACGATACTCTTGCAGTATATCGATAACACTATTGAGCATAAAATGTGCACCCTCCTCCCATTCTTCCGATTCCTCTTTATACTTCTTATCGATAATTTCAGTTTTTAGTTTTAGAACTCGGACATTTATGTCTTCTTTAGTGACGAAGTTCCTAGACATTGTTCTTACTCGTACTGATATATTTAGGTGTGGACACAAAAAAAAGGACCCCGTAGGGTCCTTTGAGTAAACAAATATAAGCGATCGCTTACATAAGGTTGTCAACCAAACTACGTCTGTAGTAACGGTTAGCGTTAGCAGTAAGAGCACCGCTACCTTGAGTTGTACCTTCAGCAAATGGGTTTGCAACAAGACCGTATCTTGTCTTAAATCCAATTTTTGGTTGGAAGGTGTCCTGACCAACCGCACGAACCATCTGAAGAGGAACGTATGGGCAGTAGAACAGTCCAGCATCATATGCAGAACTACCTTTGTATCCAGCAACGTAGAAGTGTCTGTCACTTACGTTTGCAGAATATGGGTCAACATAAACCTTGATTCTACCGTTCAACGTACCAGCAAGAGTGCTGCTATTGTCGTCAGGAAGTAGTCCACTGTTGCCAGCAAGAGCAGGAGTATAATCAAGAACGCCTGCCATTGACAATGCAGATGCAACGTCAGCAGAACAGATCAAGATGTTACCCTTCCCGCGTCTAGTCTCGTGACCAATCGCGTTCATATCTCTTTCGATGTTGAAAAGAAGACCTTTGAACTTCTCTACAGACCATCTACCGTTGGAGTCAACGTCAAGATCGAATACACCAGCAGTTGCAGTGTTTGACTGAGAACCAGGTCTTGCAACCTTGTACACAGTACGAACAACTTCACGGTTGATTTCAGCAAGAACCTCAGTAGACAAGATGTTTGCCAACTCAGATTCAGCGTCCAATCCGTGAACTGCCTTAAGATCTTGAGCAAGTTCCAAACTGTACTCTGCCTTGAGTGCTCTGGACTTCGCAGTCACAGTAACTTTCTCAATGCTGAAGTTCATTTCAGCGAAGGCATTAGAACCAGTACCTAGAGTCTCTGACTCATCGGTTCTCATTCCTGTACCGTTGGTATATGTACCAGAGTCGTTAAGAAGACCTGGGTTTGAACCTGCTTGTGCAGATCCTTGTGATCCGAAACCAGAAGTCTGTGCTGCGTCAGTTCCAGAGAACTGTGAATCTGATTCGTTGAAGAACGCTTCAGAACCAGATGCTCTGTTAGTACCGTATCTAGATCTCATTGCGAAGATCAGACCAGTAGGACCAGTCATAGGTTGAACACCAGCAATGTCATAAGCAATAAGCTTAGGCATTGAACGTCTAATCAATGAGATTAGAACTGGGTCGAAACCTGCAACAGGACCAGTTGCTGTAGCACCTGCAGAGAAACCTGCAGCGCCTGAAGTGGATCCAGAAGAGTTTGTAGGAGCAGCTTCGTTAAGGATGCCTGCTTCTTCTCTTAAAAATGATTCTTGGTTTTCGAGCAGAATTGCGGTGACCGCTTTCTTGTAGTTGTCCTTGATGGAATCAAGACCCTCACAATTAAGAACGGGTGACCACTTCTCCTGCAGATGTTCGGATTTGAACATTGCTTTTTACCTCTTTGGGGTTATAGAAAAAATAGTTTAATGACTAAAATCACTTAGTCCAGCGTCTGATAGCGTCAACGTACTTGGACATTGAATCAGACATATCTGTTTCCACAACTGGTTGAACATCTTCGGCAATCGTTTCAGATGCAGTTTGTGGTTTGCTGCTAAAATATGACTCCTTGAGAGTTTCAATTTTGCTGCGGAATGACTCTTCATCTTTAAACTCAACACCTTCTGAGAGACTTCCAAGTTTCTCTTTCTCGGTTTGGGCGAGACCTTCTGCGATCTCAGTCACGATTCCATTCTTACGAAAACCTGCCACTTGGTGTGTAAGGTCAACGTTCTTATCAATTTGTTCGTTGAGTTTTGCTTCCATCTGATCAAGTTCAGTCACCATATCAGTAATGATGTCTGCCTTCTCCTCGGGAACCTCAATGTGGTTCTCGACGAAAACTTTTTTGAGACCTGCAACCACGCTCTCAGCGATCTCTGCTTTGAGACCAGTTTCAACTGCGAGTTGGTTGGCGTCGATCCACTGCTGAGTAGCGTAAGTTAGATACTCGTCTACTTGCTCAGCAAGTGTGGTCTTAACTGCTTCGACTTCCTCAGAAAGTGTACCTGCGTATTCCTTATGAACACGGTCAAGTTCCTCGTTGAGGCGTGATACAACAGCGGCTTCGAAGATAGTCGCTGCTTTTTCTTTGAACTCTTCAGAAAGATCTTCGCCTTCTGTAAGAGCGGCAACGTCAGCAGAAAGGTCGATCTCAATAAGATCTTCGCCTTCAGCGTTTTCTGCTTCCACTGATTCTGCCTTCTGAGGTGATGCTGCAGAAGGTTTTGTCTTAGGTGATGCTGCCTGTGTTTGTGATGGAGTCTTCAGTTTGTTAGACTCATCATCAGGTTTTGAGTTCTGAGGTGTAGGACCTCCGAGATTCTCAACGCCACCCAAAGAAGAACCATCAGCAACAGCACCGTCGAATTTTGCTTCGGTGACTTGCTTTTCTTCGGATGCCATTACTTCATTCTCTTGTGACATTAGAGTTGTCTCCTTAGTAGTCTTTGCTATTCGTAAAAATATTTATAATCACAGGGTATTTAGAAAATTTGAAAACGCGGAAATTTTCCGCTCTTCAAGTACCTTGAGATTAGCAGCGTTGTCGATTTGCTTCTTCATAGTGGCAATTTCAGACTCTTGCATAAGTCCGTTGTTCCAGACCCATTCTTTGCCTTCCATAATTCCATTAACAAAAGCATCTGGTGCTGAGGGATCAGCAACAATATCTGCTGCAGTTGCTAACATAAAATCATCAGCAACGACTTTCGATCCATCTCTTGTTTCTTGGAGTGATCCAATACCACGAGATGAAACGCCTAGTTTCACACCTTCATCTAAAAGTGAACGTGTAATGTTCCCCATAGGGGTATCTAGGATTCTTGCTCTGCCCTTAAAGTTATTACCTTCTTGAACTAGAGAGGTGATCAAATGTGAAACTCGATCAAGGTTCACAGTAGGACCATCGGGATGACCCAACTCTCCTAGTGCGCGACCGCTTTTAACGTATGACTCGTTATATTTAGCAACTTCGCGTACCAGAGTATTAATAGGGTACATTCTTCCGTTGCGATTTTTGATCTCGCCTTGTAGGAATGTTCCTTCTATGTATAGGTTTTTCTTACCGTTCTTTTCCTCAGTAAGGATCTGAACGTCTTCAATCTGTTCCGTGATCAGTTTCATCTGTGGGTTCCTCTTGAGTTTCGGGTTTCATCCAATCACCTGCAATTTCTTTCTTCTTTGCTTCTAGAGCATTAGCAGTCATTGCTTTCATTGCGTCATCAACCTCTCCACTGAGATCTTTGTTCCCAGAAAAAAGTTTGTTGACAATTTCTTTCGCTTGGATGGATGGCATAATAAATGTCCTCGTATAATAATATTTAGAATTCTCCGCGTTTATAGTCTGCTGGAGCGACTGATTCGACACCGCTTGGACCTTCTTCTTCCTCGACTTCACCTTCCATTCCCATTCCACCTGCCATCGGTTCACCTGTCATAGGATCAATCGAAGCGGGGTCAGGAATCTTACCTTCTTCAATTTCTTTTTCAATCTGTTCGTCGATCTCAGTGATCTCCGCTTCAGTATGTCTTAGAATTTGACGACGGATATAGTCAGCAGAGAAGTATCTACCAACGAAAGGATCCATTGATTGAACAAGATTCAAACGCTCTGTTAGAATCTCTTTCTCTTTTAGTTCAGAGAAATAGTTGTCAGCAATAAAATCATATTGAATATGCTCTGACATCTCATCCCACTCTTCAATGCTGATAACACCTTTTAGAATGAGTTGAGTTTTAAGTAGATCGTGAAGTAGTTCAGAGAACTTCTTACGCAAACGAGTTACGAACTTTTGGAACTTAATCTCGTCACGTGTGATCTCTGCTGCGCGACCTAGGTTAAAGGTTGACTCTGATTCCAGTCTTGATTCTGGAACGTTGAGTGCACGGTAAAGTTTCTTCTGGAAGTATTTGACATCCTCAAGTTCTCCAAGGTTTTGTCCACCTGGGAGAGTAGTGATCTCAGTTCCTCTTCCACCTTCTCTACGTGGCAACCAGAAATCTTCGAGCATTGACATAAATTTTCTGTCATCTCTGATCTCTCCTGTGTCTGCGTTATAGACCAATTTGTTTCTATAACGAGACATTACCTCACGGAGATATTGTTCTGCTTTTTGCTTAGGGAGATTACCAACATCAATGTAGAAAATTCTACGTTCTGGTGCTCTCGATAGTCTGTAGATAACAAGACTATCTTCGATCATCCTTAGTTGGTTGAGCGCTTTGATTGACTTGTGCAAATGTGACATAATCACATTCTTGTTCATATCTTTCAAACCACTGTGGGCGAAAGCAATTGCATCAGGAGCAACCTTGATACCAGAGGTTTCCATTGCTCTGAGACCTTTGGGATTATAAACATAATACTCTGCAGACTTGCCAGCAAGTTGCGCTTCCATTGTCCTTGGATCTTGGAACTGTTTATCCTTAGGACGCTCCATCTCCACGACCTTACGGATTTTTCGTGGATCAATATATCTTAGTTCTGTGATACCACCTCTAGGGTTCTTGGTATCAATCATCTTGTGATAGTAGATCTTCCCGTCAATATACCAGCGACGGAAAATATCATATGCTTTCTTGTCAAAGTCAAGCAGACGGAGGATGTTAAAGAACTCCTCTCTAATTCTTTTCTTGATAGTACCACTGACTTTAAGATTAGATAACTCCACGTCTACGGGACTATCATCTAACTCACCAGCGATTGCTTCGTTTACTACATCGTCAATAGCGCGATCACATTCAGGATGAATTGACATTGCGCGATAACGACGAATTAAATCGTTTTCATCTTTGTATGTTCCATCAAGATCGATTGCAGTACCGAAATACCCACCACCCGAGACTGGTGTCGCTGCATCATCTGACTCTTTACGCACGAAAGAAGGACCCTTCGCAGAGTCCTTCTTAGCACGTTCAAGAGAATAACCAAAAAGTTGGGACATCTAATTATTAGAATTTTCTTCCCAACTATTTATAAGGTTTCAAATTAACTTTATTTGACCTGATTAACTGCCTGAGTTTCCAGTGTTGACATCGTTGTCATAAGTCCAGTATTGAACTTGGAATTCAACGGTGTATTCCTCTGGAGTATCTGTGGTTCCCCAGTCAAGATCGATCGCAGAAATGTTAGATGGCCAGATACCTTCGAACTTGTATGTACGAATGATCTTACCTTTTCTATCCATCTGTCTAACTTTTGCCATCGCTTGATAATCAGCGATAGTGTTAGCATTTTGGAAGTTCTGCTGTAGTGCTTGAATGTTGGTTGACCAAGATTCAAAGAACGCTCTCATCTTGAATGACTGATCGTTTAGAACAGTAACGGTCCAAGGTTCGAATGTTCTGTCGCCAGCAACCTTGAGGATTCTTCCTCTATAAGGAACTTCCACAACACCAACTGTTGATGCAGGAATGTTTGCTGCCTTCACGAGGAAGGTACCGAATGCGGATGCTTCGGAAGCGTTTAGTTGTGACTCACCAGCGGAGTTTTCAGATGCTTCTGCTGAAGAACCTGCTACTCCACCTGACTGAGGTGATACCCCATCCTGAAGGATTGGGGGTGCATAGATTTCGCATTGAAATAGATTCGGGCGGGCGAAATCTTTGACTTGATCTCGGAAGGAGAAGATCGGAGCTCTTACCGAGCTCTGCTCCACCTGTCCTGGTTGTTGTTCTGCCATTGTTTTAACTCCTAGTTAGACTCTTGAATCAGGATGTTACTTCAGCGAAACTAGAACCAGTTCTAGTTGCCGTGAAGGTTAGGGTGATGAAGTTGATAGAGCGAGTAGGTTTCACGAAGATCTCCGCGAAGAATTCTCCTCTGTCAATACTTTCAGGTGGGTTGTTGCTGCTGTCGCAAACAACTAAGAAATCGATGATGCCTCTGCGAGACTGAACCGATCTGAGGAAAGGTTCCACAATGTTCTTGAATGAAGCACGAGTAAACTCGTCATTCAATTCAAAGAGTTGTGTCTTTGCTGCTACTGAGATTGCATCTTCAAGAACCAAGAACAAGCGACGAACGTTGATTCTGTCGAATGCAGATTGGTAAGAAAGTGCAGTCTTATCTCCGAAAAGGACGATGCCTTGTCCAGGGAATGCAACCACAGGGTTTACACGTGCAGCATATAGTCTGTCCCTGTGATCCTTAAGAGGTGAGTAAGCAAGTTTAATTGCATTTCTCAATTGTCCTCTGTTGAATCCAGCAGGTGAGAACCACGCTTCTGAATTAAGAGTTGCGCTAAGTGTTAGACCTGCAAGGTCAGCGTTACAAGGAATGTAACGGTACTTATCGTTGTACTTATCGTAAATGTACTTATAGTTGTTATCGAAGACAGCGTATGATGTGCTAGAGAGTTTATTGAAATAATCAATACATCTGTTAACAATCACGTTGGTATCGCTAAGACCGATCACGTCGTTACGTGAAGGTGAAACGTATGCCAAGCAATCCTTACGGGTTGCAGCGATGTCGATGATCTTCTGTGCTTTAGCAATTGTATCGCTAGTGTCTGCCATTGAAGGACCCATCAAGATGTAATCTACATCGATGGTTTCTTTGTCAGCAACTAGATCGTATGAACCAAGGATCTCAGATCTTGAAAGTGTGTAACCGTCAGTACCACCTTGAAGTGAGTATCTGAGAGTTGAACCCTTTGCAGTACCGATGATCTCACGACCAAGGGCAGTTTCTGTAGTCTTGATTGCAGCAACTTGCTTGATCAAGTCGAAGTGTCTTGAAACACCAGATCCACCAAAGTCACCGTTAGCACCAGAGTCAATATCATAGATGCTGCCAGTCTCGTGTGATCCCCAATAAACGTAGGATGAGATGTTTTTAATAACGTCTCTGTAGAACACAGTCTCGCCCTGAACGCCTTTTGCGTCAGATGACTTAGACACGAAGAGGAACTTCTCTAGAACCGCACCAGGTGTACCAGTGAGTTTGCCATCTCCATCAAGGACAAGGATGTGCATTTGGTCTTTAGAACCACCACGATCCGCAACCCAAGGTGAAGTGCTTGGTCTAGGAGCAACGTTTGACCACTTCTGTGAACCACCGAAATATCTTTCGTCGTATTCTGATCTTACAGAAGCAACGTTCACATTAGGTGAACCTGCAACGTTGTCGTCAGATACAGTATAGTTTGCTTCGAATGCTTCGCTAGATGCATTAGTAATAGTAAGAAGTTGTCTTTCGACTGCATCTACTTTACCTTTGTCACCAGTTCTGGATCCACCAGACTCAGCACTCCAAAGAGCGATTACGTCACCAACTTCAAGAACGTCAGATGAGAGTGAGTAGTTAACATCAATCTCGACCTTTCTTGTAAGAGGATCGTAAGCAACAATTTGACCTTGAACAGGAATACTTACAGGTGAGGCAGCATCAGTTTCTGCTCTCCAGTATTGTCCGTTTTCAAAGTCGCCTGCGATGGATGCAGAATCCAATGTGACTACGACTCTGTAACCGTAAATCTTAGCACCTGCGTTAGCACCAGTGTAAGTTACGCTAGTTGTAGTTTGGAATTCCCATTCAGCAGTAGTAGGTTGTGCAAGAGAAAGGATCTGGTCAGGACCAGCGTCAGTCATTACAACTCTTACAGAGTTACCGTAAAGACCAGGGTGTCTAGCAGCGAACTTCCAGTTATTAGAAGCGCCTTCAACATTACCTTCATACTCTTCAAGATTTCTAACCAAAGGAGCAGACACACCAGTTGAGGTCTGTTCGTTGATTGTAGTCTTACCTGCTGTAACAACAAGTCTCTTAACTGTTTGTCCGTCTGTCTGTGCAGCAGCAGTTGTTTCCAACTTACCACGCTCAACAGTTAGATCGTTACCAACAATCGCTGTAACCTTGACAATCTCGTCAGAGACCAAAAGGTGATCGTTGATAGAAACAGCAAGTGATGCTGATGAAGTAATAGTCAGTGTAGTACCACCAGCAGCAAGGGTTCCACCTTGGTTCATTGTGGTGCTGTTACCCGACTCTTCGATCAAGGTGATGCTTGCGCCAGCAGCGTGTGAAGTTGCTGCAGTTGCAAGTTGACCACGCTGTACAGTAAGGTCATTACCTGAAACGTTAGTCACTCTAAGAACTTCAGCGTCGATCAACAGAAGATCGCTTGTCGCGAAGTCTGTCGCTGCTGTTACTGTAAGAGTAGTATCTGCACCAGAGAAAGTAGTGACAACAGTTTGTGCTGTGTCAATAGCGTTCTTAAGTGAAGAACTGTTCGCACGAATAACCTTAAGTGTACCACCGTACAGTAAGAATTGTGCTGCTGAATACCAGTATTCGTAGTTGTAGTCGTTAGGACGACCGAAGACTGCTAGGAGTTCCTTCTCGCTAGTTACGTCTACAATCTTATTAACGGGACCCTTTTCAAAGGAACCGACTATCACTGCCACATTATCTAGAGTTGCGTTAGCAACCGTAGTCAGATCCTTTTCAAGTACCACGACCCCTGGCGAAAGTTGGGTAGATGCCATTGGTTAGCTCCTGAAAAAATCTCAATCTATGCTGATATTATTTAGTAAAAGGTACTGTTCAAGCGGGGAAACGGAACGTGAACATTACCAGTCGGGATAGTCAAACTCCTTACGCTGCTTTGGTTTTGAATTTCTAGTCTTACTTATTCTTTTCTTTGTACAGTATTTGCATTCATACGAATATGCAGAGGGGTTTTGTCCTCTGTCTTTTCTAGTCTTATAAAAATTATCAGTGAGCGAGAGAGTTCTCAGGCATTTTCTACATTGCCTATCAACAAAGAGGAACTGCTCTAGACCCAGTTCGTCTTCTATACTCACTGTTCCTCACTCTTCCTTGCTGCGTAACCTAGTACGAATCCAAAAGAAAACAACACTAAGGTTATTAGTGCTGTTGCTAGGTTAAGTAAAATGCCTTCCGTACTCATTTGTAATCCCACATATAGGAGCGATCGCCATATTCATCGGTATGCCAGACTTGTCCTTCGGGGTCTACGAATGATTCGTTAGTGAGACCATCATCCATAAATCCAAAGGGTGCCATATCCGCTTCAATTGCTTCGCGTTGTTCTTGATACATTCTAGCACGAATGTCGTTATCGTGGAGTTCTTTAAAATAATCCTGTACTGCCAACCAAGAGAACATCACAAGACACATAGCAAGGTCATCGTTGCAACCTTCTTCTGCTGCCCACGACTGCCCTTTTTGAATGAAGGTAGTTAGTTCAGAGATAATATCATAATCACATAGAACTAACTTATCATCTTCTAGCAACTGCTTCAGGTTAGAACAACCAATCTTTTTAACAGAGGTTGACATCTTGACACCCAGTTGTACCTTACCACCAGAGAATCCTTGACCGACAACTTGTCCTGCTCTACCACGCATTGCTGCCATTAGTAGATTGTCATACTCAAGATCATACTGTATAATATCTGCAACCTGACCACCAATGTCATTTATTTCTACAAGAATGTAAGCGTGGTTATATGCTCTTGCAACCTGACAAATAATATCAGGGAATAACATAGGTTTAACTTCATTATTTCTATACTTAGCAACTAACTTATATGGAACGGTAGTTGTATCGAACAGTGTGAATGCACTGTAGTCTCCATCAATACCTCTTGCTACGTCCACTGTCATCGTATAATTATGTTCCGCTTCTGGTTTACTGAATACATCAAGACCATTTTGTTTTTCTATTGGTTCGTCATATGTCATCACTCTCAACTTACTGGGAGAGATCAGAGTATCTACAGATCCAAGGAACTCACATTCAAACTCAACACGGAACTGTTGTTCACTTGTGTTACGGATTGTTTGTGCTTTCCAATCAGCATCTCTTCCTGGTACCTGAGACCAGTGAACTTCTGTAGGGATATATTCATTAGTACCACGCTCTGCATCGTGCCAGAGTTTGTAGTACATATTCATCCCGTGAGGGGTAGAGATGATAATAACCTTAGTGGATTTACCAGAAGAAATAGTAGGATAGACAGAACTAAAAAACTGATCTGCAATGTTATTCGGAACGAACGCGAATTCGTCCAGAAATATGACGTTAAAAGACATACCCCTGACGGCACTAGCGCTAGTAGATGCAGCAAGGAGTTTACTTCCGTTCTCCAATTCCACTGACCCTTTGTTCCAACCAATAATACCTTGCTGCATCCATTTAGGAAGATTCTCATAACTGAGTTGTAAACGTCCAAGCATTTCTCGTGCAGTTGCTGCTTTGTTTGCGAGGATTGCGACATTGACGTTATCGTTAAAGATTACATACCATAATAGATATGCGGTAACAACCGTTGACTTACCACTTTGTCTTGGTAACTTAGCAATATTAAATCTATTCTCGTGGAATCTATCTACCATCTCCTCTTGGAAATCGTACAGATTAAATGGGATGACACCCTCATCCAGCGACACAATTTTAATGTATGTCTTAATAAAGTAAATAGGATCACCCGCACATTTAATAAACTCCTTCACCTGTTTGGGTGTGAAGTTAGTATGTACGTTTGCCTTCTTTAAATTGGGGTTGCCTAGATATGCATCAAGACCCATCTTCTTCCTTCTCTTTCAAACTATCTATACGCTTCTTCAGTTCTTGATACCCGTCGTACTCTTCCTCAGAAACCTCGATCTCTCTAAACCTTACAGACATTAGTTCTTCACCTGGTTGGGGTGCTTCAGGATGCTTTGGTGTGGGAGGTTTACTCATCTCTATATTAATAGATTGAATATTACTCCACATCATTGCAAACGCAGCACCACCAATAGCGACTAAACATCCAAGATAAAGAAATGCTTCAAAGTTGTTCATTTAGTTTTCGATATACTTTTCTAGTACCTCTAGTTGATCGTGATAATGTGAGATTTGATCTAGTTCACTTTCAATCGCTGCCATAATATCTGGATGCTCTCCGATACCAACAGGATTGGTAAGATAAACTTCGACGTTCATCTTATGCTTTTCAATGTTCCCTAGGGCGTGCAGTTTAACTGCTTCAATTAGTTTCTGTTTCATTAGATTATTCAGTAAGTGTGCCTCGTGCTCTACGAAGTTGTCTTAATTCTTCAAAGTCTTTTTGTTTTGTGCCGCCATCATATGGCCAAGCATAACCCTCACCAATCATTTCTTCGTTGATTGACACTGACTCGTCCCCAATATATAACCATCCAAGAAGACGCCCATACTTACCGACACCACCAACAAGTTCAGTCCTAATAAACAACTGATCATCACCAGCAATGGTTGATTCAAGTTTACCTTTGAGCCAATTTGTTGCATCGATACCAAGTGCTTTCTCTTCTAGATTACGGGTTCTTTTCTCAGGAGTATCGACTCCTGCAATTCTTACCCGTTCTTTTTTATATAGTTCGAAACCAAGATCGATTGTTACGTCAATAGTGTCCCCGTCAAGGACTCTGTTGATCTCCGTCACTCGGAAGTTGTAACAACTCTTCCTGCTCGGGGGCACCATTTCTGCCATCGTTCATCTCCTTGAATGATCCTTTCAATATGTAGTAGATATACCAACTTACTATTATGAGAAGGATTGCAACCATCCAGATAACACCCCATACGGGGTCACCGTAATTTTCGTGAGTCCTAAGAACTAGTTCCATCTAACCCATTATGTTTACATCTATTCCTAAGAATGGTGCGATCTTTCCAATGACTCTCAGAAAACCATCGACAAACGCACCAAGGAATGCGAATCCAAGCAACATACTAATAAGTGAAGCATTACGATTATGCCTACGAATCTTATCTTCAATCATTTCATCCACTTCATCACGTGTTGGATGGTTGGGTAGAATTTCTTTAAAACGATTTGTCATTGGTTCGTCTCCAAGTTCGGGTAGATGGAAATCGAAGTCTATAATATCTTCGGATGCCCAAAAATCTTCCCAATCTTTTGGTGAATCGGTTACGTCTTTTATCTCTGGTTTTTCTGGTGTTTGAGTCATTTTAGTTTACGTGAATTGTTCCAGTCATTCCTGCTCCTTGATGTGGACCACAAAAGAATTCGTAGTCTCCAGCATCAGCAAAAAGGATGTCTTGAGATTCACCAGGGGAGAACATAAGAGACTCTCTGGATAAATCTGCTCGACCTTCTACAATGATATTATGTGGAGGCAACATATTATTCACAAAGTGAACAGTATCACCTGCAGATATGGTAATATCGTTAGGTTCGAAAACTAGGTTTCCATTGCTTCCCATAGTTACATCAACAGCATACACAGGGAATGCAAAGAACAACGTAGCAACGAATGCTAAAATGAACTTCATACTTAAGTTTATCAACTAGAAGTATTTAACTGTGTACAAAAATGAGTTTATGGTTAGTCAGGAATCCCTGTTTTTACCAAACACACTGATTGCACCGTCAACAAAACCACGTCGATAATCCCAAGTATCACCACCTATTTGCCCTCTCTTAGGGTTGATGCACTTGTCGTAATCTGGATCGGTATCACTAATATTATTGCATACTAATCCTGCTAAGTCTAGTTCGTTACCTTTAGCGCCAGTACCAGTCCAACGGTGTTCACCGTTTAACCAAGTAGCACCACATTTGTCACAAACCTTTTGCTCAAATTGCATTGGTGGTCTCCCACAGGTTACTAGAAGAATTTAGGATAATAAATGATATATGTCAAGAAACTCTTTGCGAAGAGATCCGTTACCGCAAGGTGAAACTTTGCTCTACCAATATTTTTATCCATTAGCACTTCCACTTGCGTAATGCTAATGCTTTACGAGTGGGTTTACCTTTCTCATCTTTCATCGGTCCTTTGACTCCACCCATTCTAGCGCAGAAAGATCTTTTCCTAGGACCCCCTTCAGGTTGAGGTGCTTTAAGATCAGACCCAGGATTTTCTCTCTCATAAGATTTTCTGCCCTTTTCGTTGAGTCCACCTTCTTTATTCTTTCCTTCCTTTCTTTGCCAAGCACTTTCATTTACGTCCTTGTCCTGTAGGAAGGAGACAGGAGATTTTTCTGGTTTCTTTTTCTTCTTACTATCCTTACCACCAAGTGCTGCCTTAGCAACTTTACCTGCTGAGTATGGATTATCTTTCTCTTTATTTCTCTTCGTATCATTACGAATCTCTCTCATCTTTAATGCGTGAGAGATCTTTCTTCTGGCAGAAGGTCTACCAATAGGAGGATTAGTTTTATCAATTGCTCGCGCTACAGAGAGTCCCACACCTTCTTCGATGGGGTCATCTTTAGTGTCTTGGAATTCTCTGAACGATTTCATTTTTCCTTGTTGTTTTTAGGGTTGGATGCACAATTTGCTTCGTGCTTTTCGATCCAGGTTTTAGGACGCCAATGTCCTTGGGGTGAAGTTAATCCACAATACTGGCATACCCACTGTGCGTTGTCGTTTTGATCAGCCATAATGAAACTTTCTGTCCTTAGATTTAGATGGTAGTTTGCCTGAACGCACCTTAGTGGATGATGTTTCACCATATCCTGCAGGGTGCTTTCCTGCTTTTGTTTTGCCAACGCTGTCAGACTTTGCCTTACTTCCCTTATCTGTGTAGTGAAGTTTAGCAGACTTGTCCTTGTCTTTAGTAATCACAGATTCTTGTCCGTGCTTACGACCCAGACGGCGCATCACTTTGCCGAATCTACGTTTCGACATTTTATCGGGTTTGGTAGTGTGGTACGAAACCTCACGACCTGTCTCACCTGAATCATATTTATATTCTCCAACACCTTTCTTGTGACCAATACCGTGCTTCTTCAGACCTTTCTCAAGATCTTTTCTTTTACCACGGTTCTTCTTTTCATCAGAACCACGGTCAGCACTGATATGTCCAGTCACTTTGGTTTTGGATTTATCCATAGCACGGGCGAGACCACCCTCGGAGATAAACTCTCCGAATCCCATTATAGCATACGATTGTGTTTGTAGGTGCATATCGGTAGAACCCTTTTGCTGAACAGACTTTCTTTGGAGTTGCAACTTCCTAAGGTTGATCATAAGTTGCCTGCGGTCTAGAAGTTGTTTGGTCTTCTTGATCGCCTGATTCTTTGGATCTTTAACTTCTTTGTTGGGTTGCGCTTCCATATTAACCACCAATTACTTGGACTTGCTCGACAACAACATCGGCACTACCAGCAGTGAGTTTCACAGTTCTCTTGATCATAGGAACAGTGTTTGCAACGATGTCTGCATCGCTTAAGACATATGCAGAACCTGCACCAGATGCATCAATATCAGTTGTGATTGTCTGGTCAGTTACAGCAGTTACCTTCTTACCACCTGAAGCGGCAGATTCAAAGTCTGTTCCAAAACCATTTGTATCACCACCATCAACTGTTTCGATATAGTCACCGACTGAGAATGTATGTCTTCCCCCTGCTCCTGTACCGTTGCCCGCTCCACCAACGCTGAAAACTGCTGTGGCAGCATTAGTAGCGGCGTGGACGCTAATGTTTTTTGATTTCCCACAGGAAAGTAATACTGCTTCACCTGCTGCAAGTGTGATTGCAGGACCAGCATTGAATTTAATGGTTGAAGCGGAAGCAGCATACGCCCGTACAACACCAGTTTTAACGACAATATAAGCGGTACCTGATCCACTCACTGTCGTAGTATCTAATACATTTAATACAGACATCGACTTTTTAATACTTGTTTTTACTATTTATCAGATTTTTGTTGCTTCAGGAACTTTGCGAGTTCCGCTGTTGAACCAACGAACATTGTATTGTTAGTAACGTTCTGTGCTGCTTTGTTCTTCGGTCCTTCTTCAATCTCCATCATTTTCTTATGAAGGTCCGCTAACTTATCCGCAGTATCGGCAACGTTCTTAATTAAATTACCAGCAACTTCGTATGCTCTAGGTGAGTCAGACTCTTGTGCCAACTCAAGAATACCATCAACTGCCTCCTGACCTTTCTCGATCAGTGCGTAAAAGTTTCCACGAGAATACTCATAGTCCTTGACCTGATGATCAGTGACATTTGGTACAATTGAATTATTCTTTTGTGGTTTACCTTGTTCTACCAAGGATGTTTCCACATCAAGAGCATCTTCAATACCGTCGTATTTACTCGTCTGCCCCTGTGACTGGGTTTCTTGATTTGCCATCTGAGAATTCACTATAGAGTTCATTAAATCCGAAGTTATCATCTGGATCTGCAGTGAGAGGATCAGGTTGAACTGTGTACCTCATCTCGCGTGCTGCAGTTGTCTTGGAATCCAGTGCAGTATCCACGATCGATTTCTTAATAAGTTTATTGGTAACGTCAGAGACAGGACCATAAACATATGTTTTAGCAGAGAACGAAAGTGTATAGATTAGAGTTCTACGTGTGGTGTAATCACCTTCATAGTCATCTTCATAAACAACTGAGTTCAATGTGACTGGAAAGTCTTTAACTTCGCCGATCGCTTCCTGAAGATTCAGGGTTATGTTGAACATCGGTTGAAAGAATGGTAAGATCTGTTCAAGAATCTGGAGACCATCATCTTGGTTCTTTGCCATAATCGATAGTTCAAAGTCCACATTGTATGGGACTGGCATAAACGATTTTCTAGTCTTGCTGTCAGTACCCGTATAACGAATCACCTGTGTGGGTGATACTTTTCTGGTAGCATCATAAGCAAAACCAGAGATCTCAAAAGAGATTCTAGGTAGTGTGATCTGTACAGCATCTTTAGTTGTAAGATCTCCTACTTGCTTAAGACGTGCAAGGAACTTATCTTTAGGACCATATGCCAAGGGTACTTTCATAACCTCACTTCTACTACCTTCCGTACGCTTGATTTCAATATTATTGAACAGTGTACCGAAAGCAATAACAGTCTTTCTAAAAATTTCGTTGTAAGAATAGGTTCCTAACATTACTGAGCGCCTCCAATTTCACCAAAAGGGTTACCTTCACTAAAGTCAATTAGAGCGTCCCCAAGAGTCTCAAAGGATGAATTCGCTTCAAACTCTGAGTTCGTATTATTTAGTGTATTGTAACTTGCAGTAGTCCAGGCAGCACCTGAAGTTTGACCAGTTACTGTTTCAGGAATGGTGAAAATACCAGACCTGTTGTACACTTGTAGTTGTCTATTAGTTGAATCCCAAGACTTAACTTCGGCAGTAACATTAGATGTACCACCTGCGATCTCTTCACCAACTGTAAATGTACCAGTACCACCAGTAGCAAAGTTGACAGTGATAGTCTGTGCAAGGTTTCTCTCGATAACATCGATTGCTTCGACGCCAGTATCGAGGTCCTCTCCACTGTATTCGAAGAGTTCACACTTGAGACCCCATACGTGGATCTTATTTAATTGATAGAATGGTTGTTCGTGCTCAACATATTGAATAGAAAATAACTTATTAGCAAGAGGGAAGTAAATCAAATCTCCTTCATTTGGTCTACCTTCTACAACCAGTGTTGTATTATCATCTACTAGATCTTGAAATCTTTTACGTGCAATAATAAAGTTAACTTGATCAGCAATCCTTACACCAAATTTACTGAACAGATCTCCATCTCCACCAAACCCCTGTACGTTTTCTAGGTATCCTTCGATTTGATATGCAGAGTCAAATGAATTCAAAGAATCTTCTCCAAGAACTGTATCCTCAGAAACCAATGTCTTAGGGATGTAGTAAAGTTCTACACCAAACATTTTAATTTGTTCTACGACAAGATCTTCAACGAGTTGTTGCTCGCCGCTTGTCCCTTGTGTGAAGTAAGAATTAGTAGGCATTACCCGATCATATCTAGAGGTGGCATTTCGTATGTGCTACGGAGTTTTTCATCTAGTTGTTCTAGTTCAGTAATCGCATCACTGTAAATCTTTTCTCCGTTCAAGGTGACACCACCAGGAAGTTGCACGTTCTGGAACTTCGTAAGGTTCTGTCCCCAATACTTTTTAATCATTGCTGTAGTATAATCTTTCACCCAAAGTGTTCCATAAATCTTGCTCCAGTTCAAAGGATCAAGAGCACGAACACAATCAATAACAACATACGAACCCTCGTGAGCATCAGTCTTAGTATCAAAATCAATGAAAAGACGACCTTGTGTGGCATTAAACCTAGTAGGTTTCATACCTTCCAACAAGAAGTTGATTGTTTCAAGGTGGGTCTGAATCATATAGTAGTGATAGAACTGTGTTGATGTAAAATCAAACAGGTCATTCAATCTCATTTGATAACGAATATCAAACATATTACGAGTGCCTTTATCAGTAAAGGTAAAAATACCATTCACTGCCAAGACGTGTTCTGGCAAAATCAAGTAATTGCTCTGTGTCTTAAACACAGTTCCTGTGTTACCTGCCTGTAAAGTATCAGTACCAGTCTCAGATTCATCTGCTTGGAATCTTGTAATATCCTCAGCAGTGAACTGATGCTTTAAAAATACTTTTTCCGATCCTCCATAATGAAATTCTTGAAACGTTTCGATTGTATAATCGATAGCGTCATCAATTTGATCGTCAGATACGTTCACCTCCAAGACTGGTTTACCAAGTCTACGGAGTGCGTATTCTTTTAATTCTGCTTTGGAGGTGGGATTTGCCATTACTTTCGATTTTGTAGTTGTTGAACAACAGATTCTTTGCCCATAGGAGCAATGTCTCTAAGACCATTAGCATCAAACCAAGGAGCAGTCTCCCAGTTGAAACCTTCACCAAATGTATTATCAGGTGCTACGACATACCAATGACATTTAGAGTCAGGTATATCAACAGCACACACTGCCCAGTCATCTGCCCACTGAGGTACTTGCACATACATCACTGGTAAGTGATCAGCAAATACAGGTCCCACACTTACAAAGAGTGAAACTAAGCAAGAGAACACAAATAACAGTGGAACGAATTTAAGTGGGAATGGTGTCTTATTCATTTTTATAAGGCAGCGATTGCCGCTTGGAATGCAGCATAAGTAGCGGAGTTTGCAGCAGCAGTTTTGAGTGCCGCTAGTGTAATTGTCTCTGCCTGTAATGCAGAGTCAGCAGTTGCACCTTGTGCAGCAGTAGCGTATGCAGTAGATGCAGTCGCAGCAGCAGTTCCTAATGTAGGTTTGCCAGTTAGATCTGCGTATGCACCAGAGAATAGTGTAGGCAGGTTACTAAGATCATTATAAGATCCACTGGTTGCAACTGTGGCAAGGTCTCCTGGTTGTGTAGCAGAAGCAGCAAGTGTACCCTGTGCAGAAGTTGCATATGCAGTTGCCGCAGTGGTAGCAGCAGTGCCAAGACCAAGAGTTGTTCTTGCAGCAGCAGCGTCAGCATCATCAATCAGGGTTCCACCGAAGGTGCTGACATCAGATGCGTCAAGTTTTCCAGTGATACCAGCAACAACACGAGCATCAGCACGTGCGTTTGTGTAGTATAGATTTGTGCCTTCACTTAAATTACTTGTTGACTTACTGGATAGGTCTAAGTTTGCACCTGTCTGTAAGTTAACTCTTGCATCAGCACGAGCATTGGTGTAGTAAAGGTTAGTGCCTTCAGCAAGATCAGCAGTATCGTGGTTAGATATAGATGCAATCGTTGTTGGAATTGTGTATGAGATAACACCAGTGCCACTGTTGTATCCTAGATCTCCACTGACTGAGATGTGTCCACGAGTTCTGGCAGCAGTAGTAAAGAGATTGGTTGATCCCTCAGTAATGTTGTCAGTATTAATGTCTGCTTGAGTTGCACTCAAAGTCAGTAGGTTACCTGCGTCATCGTATGATGCAGTAATACCTGTACCACCAGAGATAAGAGCAGCAACGCGATCATCAACTCTCTCATCAGTGAAGTAAAGGTTAGTTGAACCCTCAGCAAGAGCGTTAGTATTATGGTTCGCGATAGAACCAACCTGTGACTGACCGAAAGTAATAGTTCCAGTAATGTTCAAGTTACCCTGAACCTCAAAGTTCGTTGTAGAAACGAAGTTAGTAACACTCAGAGTGTTAGAGAATGGGTTGTATGTAAGGTTGGCAGAGTCAACAAACATTCCTGTATGCCCTGTGTTAGAGGAAGAGAATGTTGGATAGAATGTAGTATTATTATTTGTATTGTTAACGTCAATATTATTTGCGTTCGTTGCAGTTCCTGTAACATCACCAGTCAAGTTACCAGTAATCTGTCCAGTAACACCCAAGGTGTTGCCCATTGTGACAGCATCGGTAAATGAACCAGTACCAGAAGTAACCAAGTTACCCGCCATAGTGACGTGTCCAGTTGTGGATTCAAGAGTAATCTTGTCCTGACTGTTACCGTTCTGTAGTTTCAGTGTCTTAGTAGCACCTCTGATAACCACATTATCTTTGAACAGTGAAGTGCTGTTCTGAGTAAGAGCATCATTAAGTGTGGTTGTACCATCAACATTCAGTGTGCTATCAAAGTCAACACCCTGAGTCACATTCAATGTGTCATCAATAACAGTTGCACCAAGAATATCAAGTGAACCGTCGATGTCAGTGTTACCGTTGGAAGAGTTAACGTTGAACTTGTTAGAACCAATCGCGAGGTTACCACCGATCGTTACAGTAGACTGAAGATCAGCAATACCAGATGCAGTGATAGTTGAAACGTTAGTAGCAGCAGTAACACCAAGTGTACCTACGATTAGAGTATTACCTGTAGGTCCGTCAACAGTAAAGTTACCGTTACCAACATTAAGATCATCGCCAATATATGCTTTCTTAGATACCGCCAAACCACCAGCAGTGAATACTGAAGCGACATTGTTGGATGCACTAACAGCATCTGCAGTATCATTGAATCTTACATTCTCAGCGTAAGTCTGAATACTTGCGTAACTTACAGTTCCATCAATTACTGAGTTACCATAGAGACGAACATCACCTGAAACAACCAAGTTGTTTCCGATTGATGCACCACCCGTAACTCTAAGAGCACCGTTTCCTGAATAAGATCCAGTCGTGGTTGCTACTGAGTTATTTGTAATTGATGTAACACCTGTTACACCTAGAGTGTTTGTAATGTTTGTAGCATTCGTTACATCCAGTGTTCCACCGATTGTGGTATTGGATGTCACGTCAAGGGTGCTAGAAAGCGTTGTAGCGTTCGTAACTCCCAAAGTACCACCGATAGTGGTATTGCTGGTTACTGCCAGTGTAGAGGACAGCGTAGCGGCACCTGAGGAACCGAATGTACCTGCTACTTGTGTATCACCTGTTCCTGCATCTACAGTAAACTTATTATTATTGACTGCTAGATCATTAGTAACATCAAATGTTCCTGTTACTGAAAGGTTACCACCGAAGGATCCATCATCTGTAACAACGAGATCGTCGCCGACATAAAGATCCATACCGATGCCAGCACCGCCACCAACGATAAGAGCACCAGACCCTGAGTTAGTTGCGTTGGTTGTATCGAATAGTTTGACTGATCCCGCATCGATGCCTGATCTGGTTCCTGCGAATGCTTCACTTGAGTTTGTTGCATCGTGATAAAGAGCGAATCTGGAAGCGGAGTTATCCCAACCGAAGAATCCAATTTTACCAGATCCATCGTAATATCTGAACTCAACACCACGATCCTTAGTATCTGATGACTGAGGAACAGTGTCTCCACCCAGTGTAATAACTGGATCATCAAGTTGTGTTGTGGTTGAGTTAACAGTTGTTGTAGTTCCGTTAACAGTCAAGTTACCTTCGATCAAGGTATTTGAATTGACTGTCAAGTCACCATCAACAGTTACGTTGTCAGTAAACTGAGAGACTGCATTAACTGTCAAGACATCAGTATTTGCATCACCAATAGTGGTCAGAGGACCATTGATTGTAACGTGACGGTTGAATGTGCTATCACCGTGAACAGTGAAAGTACCGACAGTGCTTGAACCCTGTCCAGTTCTACCAATCTCAGTGTTACCTGATTCACCAAGTACACTAAACTCAACAGTATCATTAGAGTTAAGTTTACCGATGTATAGATCATCACCAATGTGAAGGTCAGTAGCAATACCTGCACCACCATAGACTCTCAAGTTAGAGTTGTTATGTGTAGCGTAGGAAGGAGTATATGCAATAGATGTACCAGTTCTAAACTTATATCGTACTCTCAAATAGTTCTGTGTACTGAATGTTTCAGTCGTAGTACCTTGGTCTTTCTGGTTGATAGCACCGTTGATATAGAGGTCATTATTGAATAGAGTATCTCCTTCAATATAACCACCACCATCAAATCTAAATGCACCGTAGTCAGCACCACTGATAACAAAGTTATTATTACCGTCAGTAGAGATTGTAGGTGTATCGGTATCCTCAAGATATACAAACTGAGCAACGTTTAGAGATCCTTCAATATCAGTGTTACCATTTGTGCTAGTAACTTGGAACTTATTGACTGAACCATTTGTAATGGTCAGTGTCTTAGCAGTTGTATCAAGAAGAATGTTGTTGTGGAAAGTTGAATTGCCGTCAACATCCAGTTCAGCATTCAATGTTGTGTTCTGATCAACATCAAGAGTGCTATTAAATGTTACGCCACTATCTACATCTAATGTGCCGTCTGTGTGTGTATTACCATTATCTGTGTCTACATCAAATACACTTACACCTGCAGCAGTTTGAATATCAAATTTCTTATTGTCTGCTTGAACGATCAAGTTATCAGTAACTGTGGTCTCTAGTTGTACATCAAGAGTACCTTCGATAACTGTGTTACCTGTGTCAGTATCAACTGTAAACTTATCTACACCTGCTGCAGTTTGAATCTTGAAGTCTTCGTTATCAGACTTGATGATAACAGTGTCATTAATTTCTGTCTGACCCGCGATGGTTACTTCACCACCGATATGTGCATTCTCAGAAAGACCCAAACCACCAGTTACAACAAGCGTACCTGTAGTAGTTGAGGTAGAACCAGTATTTGTAGTTAGAGAAAGACCACCTGCTTTGATGTAAGCATCAGTTCCAGTAAATGTCTCGCTACTATTTGTTGCATCATAAAGGAATGCATAACCACCAGTACCAGAATCAAGACGTGTTAGATCTTCATCCCATCCGAAGAAACCAACTCTTGCCTGCGAATCGTAATATTTAAACTCAATACCACGATCTAGTCCATCATCAGACCCAGGTGCAGTGTCTCCACCAAGGGTAAAGATAGGGTCATCAATAGTAACAGTCGTGCTGTTAACAGTTGTTGTTGTTCCATCGACTTGGAAATCTCCGTGAACTCTGACAGTACCTGTGATTGCTCTGTCATCACCAGGGTCAAGGTGAAGAGTTGAGTCAGTCGTAGCAATGTAGTTCTCTTGAATTCTTACATCTTCGACCCAAATTTTACCTGCAGCATCAGATGCACTGATCTGTACTGTATCTTCTGCTGTAATGATTACATTAGAAGTTCCTGATCCTGCGTTAGTAGCAAGGATACTTAAGTTTCTATTAGATGTACTATTTTGTGTAGTCTGAAATATTAGGTTACCATCGCCAGTCTTATCCAGTGTCTGAGCAACTGTTCCATCAAGAGTAATATCAGGATCAGAAAAATAGGAACGGACGTTAACATCAAACTCACCAGCGCCACCATCGCCTGTATTATTAGCGCCAACAAGTAAGTTGCCGCTTGTATCATTAACTTTAACATAGTTGAGATAATTAAATCCTCTATAACCTGATGTAGCAGTTAGTTCGTTATCAAGTTCAAATGTTTCAACAGTATTTCCGTCTGCAAATCCAAGTACATTATTCTGAAGTTGTGTATTATCTACTGCTGCGGCGGCAATGGTGACGTGCCCGCCACTGTCAACGTCGAAATCTTCCTGTGCAAATGATGCCAGTCCCTTCTGCTCCGTCGCCTCAGCCGCGAGGTAGCGCCAACTTCCAGTATCGCCAGTGGTATGAGTAGGAGCACCAAGACCACTACCAATGTCCGCAATTGCTTGGTAAACTTTTGAGGCATTCTTGATGATGTCATATCTGCTGTATGCTGTACCTGCATCATAGTCTGGCATCTTTGTGCCTTCAGTTGCAGTAGCAATAGGCACAGTTAAGGCAGCGCCTAAGCGACCATACCTGTCTACACTAAATTTAGTTGCATTGACAGTTTCACTAGACCCATTTCCAGTGACAGATGTCAGGGATTCCGTATTATAATTACCAACAACCACTGCAGTATCTGCAAGGTCGATGAATGGGTTTTGAGATGTTCCGTCAGGAACTGTGAACACAATTCGTCCACCACCACCAGTTAACTGTCTGGTTAAAATATTTCCTTGAGATGCACGAACAAGAATACCAACGTTCGTAAGTTGAGCAAGTGAGGTTAGGTCATCATCCAATGCCTGAGCATCAGAGATACCATAGTCAGCAAGTGTAGATGCAAGTTCAGCACCAACCACACGACCTTGTGAGTTAACTCTAACCCTTGTGTAGAGTGCTTCAGCAGTAGGGTTAGCAGGATCGTAGTGAGGCAAACTCGTCATAAGTGACAAGTCGGTGTTCAATGTAAGGTTAGAAGAACCGTCGAATGAACCAGAACCTGTTACCTGACCTGATAATTGTATTTGACGTGCGTTTGATAATCTAGTGGCAGTTGAGGCATTACCGATAAGAGTCGCAGTGACAGCACCCGCTTGGAAGTTACCGTCAGCGTCTCTCTTTACAAGAGTATTTGCAGCGTTTGATTCTGTTTCTAGTGGTCGCTCATATTTCAGCGAGTTCCACGGGGTAACACCGTCACCAATCTTGATACGTGAAGTATCAATTTCGATTCCAAGTTCACCCTGTGCCAGGATTGGATTGATGTTTGCCCATTGCTGAGCACCATCACGTCTTAATTGTAGTCTATTTGCCATTGGTTAACACACGTGGTATCCGTTAACGGAGATAATCTGCCTCTCAGATATTTATACAGCAAATAAAAAGGACCCTTTCGGGTCCAAAGGTTATGCAGCGTCTACGTTATCCACTTCTGGAGCAGGTTCCGCTTCATTCTCTGTACCGAGGCAGTATTCTAGAGTCTCAATAGCACCTTGTAATTTAAGTGCTTGCTGTTCATTGCCGCGAATCATCTTCGCCATTCTTTGATTGTCTTCAATAAGACGCTTGTAGCGATCTTTGAAATCACCAAGAAGTTTATCTTGGTCAATTACTTCAGGTTGGTCTGCAGGCATTAATTTTTCTCCAATAATGTTTTCAGTAAGGATTTGATTTCCGACATATCTGATTTTAACACATCTACGTCAGATTTCAAGTTATCGAGGGTTTCAGCACTCATTTTACGCTTCTTAGCAGCGTTCCCAGGAGGTGTGGGTTTCATATTTAGGACAGCGTTGGTATCGGAATCCCGAACTAAATCGGGATGTCCTTTAACGGGAATGTAATCAGAGGTCACTTAATGCCATAACACGAAGGTTTTTGAGTTCAGGAACGTATGCTTGGTTCCTAGAGGTCATAATAATTTTGATCTGTGCAGAACTAAACTCGGTTCCTTCGAACGTATATTCGAGGTCACGATATAGAATGCCTTCTGTCTTAGCGACAGTTTTGTCTTCTTTACCGTTTCCGTTAAAATATGTATAACCGATCTCATCAAACGTTAATGATGTACCAACAGGCATTGTCCTGTACATCACGTGGATCTCGGTATCTGGGTGTCTCCACGCTTCAAATGAAACTCTCAAGGAGTTGGCAGGTTGAAGCAGGTTCATAACCTTAGAAATATACACTGCTGAGTTTAGATCACCTGTTCTATCTTCAGCATTAGAATTAGAAGCAGCAATCTGATTAATTCTATTAGATGTTGTAATGAGTGAACAACGATCACGGTCAACGATTGGTGACAAGTTTTTGTTAGTTGTACTCATCAACAACTGGAAGTTGAGTGACTTAGAACCAGATAGTTTGGCATCTTCATTAACTTGTGAACAAACCATCTTGGGGAATCCAAGGTAGTTGTCTTCGTTAGCAATACAGTCGATATAAACACCATCATTAATGAATGATGCTTCGTTTGTATTGTTACCATCCAAGAGAGAAGTTGCAGATACAACGTTAATTCTAGGATCAACATCAGTCTCAGGATAAACAGTCATCTGAATTTGAGGATAGAACTGTTCAAACTGTATATTCTGTGTTGATGTAACTCTTGATCCACCATTTCTAATACCATTGCTAGAAACAGATGTAACTGCAATCTTGTAAGTATCAAGTGTGGGTGAACCAATCTGGGTATGAAGTTTGTTGATTTCTACTAATGGAATACCATCAAGGTTGTAACATTCAACAATCGTGCTGGCATTGTGAACCAGAGCAGCAGTTCCTGCTTGACCACGAGAACCAGAAGGTAGAGTTAGAATCTTACCATCTGAAGAGATGCCATTGTATTGGACAATCTCAAAATGTTTCTGTCCAATTTCAGGATCACGAAGAATGATATATCCAGGGTTACTAGTAGAAACTGCAGAACCATTGATAAGTGGGTGGAATGCAGATGCATCAGCAACGTGTAACTGGAATGTACCAGACACACCGTCAGAGGCAGTGATACCGTTTGTATGGTATGCAGAGTCAATAATTGTAGGAGCAACTTCTGAGATACATCCTTCAATCTTCACGTTGTTAGCAACGTCGTGCATACAGTGGTTAGCGTGATGAATAGTAACCTCAGTTGCTTTGTTGAAGTATGAGATAGGAGCAGAAGCATAATCATTGATGTCATCACCACTTGATGCCACACCACCAGAACCAATCGTACCAGAACCAGTTGTCTGAGAGGCGATTGTTTGAGTGATAGGATCAGCAGGAGCAAATGTACCCGTGACAGACTTAACTGTTAAGAGTCCTGAACCTGCGTTCCAAGCGGTAACCATACCAGATGCACCAGTACCATTAACGATTGGTTCGTTAACTGTGAATGTACCTGTTACACCAGTCAGAGTGATGTTAGCAATAGATCTAGATGAAACCAATCTATAGATGTAATTTGCACCAGATGCAACACCTTCTCTAAATTCACCCTGAACATCATCAACAATAATATAAGAGTTAGATGAACCTGAGATACCTTGAACAACTTCTCTAACGATCGCAGAAGGAACTGGGTTAGTATCAGTCTGAGTAATTTCAGCACCGATAGTAAAGTTAGCAACGTGATCAGAAAGAATAATCTTAAGTTGTGGTTTCAGTGTTTCAATAGGATTGTGACGCAATCTGCTAATACCACCATTACCAATAGCAAGTTGAGAGTTATTGAATACAGCAGTACCAGTTGAGTTTGCTGTAAACTCTGCCTTATGAAGGATAAACTTAAGATCCTCATACTGGTCAGCAGTCCAAGTAGAAGCGTTCTGTGATTTAAAGAGCACACCTGCATATGGTTGCTCAGAGATCGTTCTATCGTTTGTAATATCATCTTCACCCATTCTGGAAATCCAGAGTTTATATTCGTTGGAGTCAGAAAGAACAACCAAACAATATTCTCTATTCTCTGTCACATAGATTGGTGACGAGAATGTAAATCTAGTAGAAACTGTTCCGTTTTCAGATAGATTAATCTGTGAAGGAAGAAGTGTAACATCAGAGAATGCAAGAACTTTAGTGGTTGGATAACCATTTGCCATCTCTCTAACCTGTACAGATACTGGGATTCTCTCATCCTTAGTATTAAAGTACAAGTCAGCACCAGTTATAAATGCACCACCTTTAGACTCAACCAAGAAGGACTGAGCAAGAGGGTCGTACCAACCTGTGTCTCTTGTTGATGTACTTGAACTGTTAACGGTTCTACCTTGAGTAACAGTATCTCTAACAACATCGGCGTTTCTAACAGCAAGAATAGTTGTCTGCTTAGTCTCGATGACACCAGATGCAACGTAGTTAGCAGATGCAGCAGAGTCAACCTGACCAGGAACTCTAGAGTCAGTTGATGAAGTTGTAAGACGGATAACACGTGTACCTGTAGCAAATCTTGGGTTGGTGTCAACACCAGGATTAGGAATCCACATAATACCTTCAAGGTCACCGTTGGTGTTAGCAACAAGACGCTTAGTCTTAACAACAGCACGAGCACCAGATGTTTGACCAACAAGGATCTCACCCTCTAGAGGGTTACCATAGTAAGCACCTGCAACTGTCTCCGACATAATTTTAGTGTCGATATTAAGGAGAGGTGTAGTTGATGCATAGGAACTAGGAAGTTCACTAGAATCAAATGGGTTTAGATCATCATCAAAACCAGTGTTAGGATCCATCAACTTGAGATGACAATCAGATGACTGACCAACTACTGTCTCTCCAACAACGAAAGGTGTATTGTTTGTTCTTGTATCATCAATAGGATTCTTAATAACTTCAATCAATCGAGGCGTTGTGTAGAAATTAACATTAACGTTATCGATGAAAGCATAGAATCTGGTGTTTGGTTTCAGACGCTGGATCTTAAATGCAATATTTCTTGATCTAATGAAAGGAATAACTGTACGCTCAATAACTCTATCACCAAGAGATTGGCGATCAATTCTAGGAACAACGTTAGTTCTAAGACCAGATCTAGATTGGTTACTAACAGTATTTGTGGTGTTAGTGTTAATTCTTCTGATAAACGGCCAAGAACCTCTTCTCATAAACTGAGATGAAGAAGAACTGTTACTGGAAGACCAGTTAGTTCTCCAAGAGTTCCACTGTGTAGGAACAAAACCTGTGTTGGTGTCACCACCAAGTGCTTGAACCTGTGCAGTAAAGTCACCTTCAATGTTCACAACTCTATCTGGTTCTCTCTCTTCTGCTACCCAGTCGTCAGATGATGGGAATAGATCCAATCTACCGATGTAAGCAAACACGTTGAATGGGTTTACATTCTCAACTCGTGATGCATAAGGTTGAACAATAAACTGAATTTCGTTATATGGGAGAGTCAGTGTACCAACACTATGGTTAGTAACAGCATTAGATGCAACTTCGTTATACTCAAGAGCAACGTTTGTTGTATAATGAGACGCTCTCAAGATACCTTCAGAGAAGTCCAGAGCACAAGCAAAGTCTTCGTGTCTAGTTTGAGCAGAATCGAATGATGTAAAGTTATCAACTAAGAATCCATTCTTGAATTTATCAAAACCATCAGCATCCTTAACAGAGAATGATGCAGTTTCCATCTCAAGAAGGTTTAGAGATGTGTAATACTCAAGGTTATCAACTCTCTTTTCAATTCTACCGATGTCACGCATTGTGAAACGTCGGTTGTTTTCTCTAGAAATTCTTACATCTGCAGGACTATAACCATATGGTTTATGGAAGAATGTTGCCATTAGCATTGCATTATCCATATCACCTGGAAGTTCTTGGTTCTCACCAGAAATACCTCTGGCAATCTTAAACTCTTGCTGGTCAGTTAGGAATAATTTGTCAACTCTACCAAGGTAGTAGTCATAGTCACAACGAAAATCTGACTCAGGTTTTGGAATATCAATGACCGTAGCATTATTTGCAACACCACCAGAAGAGAATCCTCTATCTTTAAAGTCGAGTGATGCACAGTTTACATAGTATGGTGAACCTACAGTACCAGATCCTGAAAGAACAGGAGTAACGGCAGGTCTAAAGTCAAGAACATCTCTAAGTTCTCTTGTTTCACCGTCAAGAGTTACAGAAGGAATCCTACCATAGTCAATACCAACATAAGATTGAGCAGCAAAATAGTCACCCGTTGCTTCGTGAGTGAATCTATCAAACACAATCATCAACTTTCTAAGAGGTTTAGTTGATGATGCATACCTAACAAGTTTAGAAATATCGTAGAAGTGACCTTTCTGGTTAGCATCAAGGAAGAAATCTGTAGTAATATTTCTAGAACCATTATCGATAGATCCTTCTGCATCATTTGAAAGACCAGAGATAACTTCATCGTTAGCATCAAAACCACGAATAGTTTCACCTAACTGGAAGAATGTATCGTTTTCATATACAAAATGGCAGACGTATGAAACAGCGTTGAAGTTTACAACACGCCCTTTTGCTTTAGATGTCTGACCTTCAATAATAGTACCTTCTTTGAAGATGGTTGCATCTTGCATTTGAAGGTTAGGAATTATAGCAGCATTATCGTCTGATGATTCATAGATGGCGTGAACGTTATAAACGTCAGTAGATCCAAGTGAAATCTCTTCGTCTTCAATACGAGTTCCAAACAATGAACCATATGTAAGACCATACTTAACAGCATCAGATGAGTTAGTGGTTCTCTCAACCTTCATAACTTCCATCTGAGTAGCATTCTTCAACTTCTTCTCTGCTTGGTTTTTAGAGATAGAAGCAATCAAACGACAAGATGTAACACCAGTTAAACCAGAAACAGTCAATGATGTTCTTGGAGTACCAGTTGTGTTAAATGCAAGATTTGATTCGATGTCAATCAGTGTACCTGGGGTAGGTGCAAGAGATACTAACTGATAGTGATCCTTATCATATGCAAGGAACTGTTCATCAGCAGGTAAAGAAATCGTAAAGTCATTAGCACCAGTAACTGTGATGTCGTCAAAAGAACGTGCAACAATAGCAGATTCATCACTAATATTATTGATCGATTCTTTTGGCATCTCGATCATAAGATCAGCAGTCTCTCTATCATAAATCTGAGGACGCAATCTAACTAAGAATCCATAATCCCCTGCTGGAATATTGTTACCAGAGTAGGTAGCAGTAGTAGCAGTTGTAATCTTATTATCGATATTACCTGAAACAGTGCTAATTCTATCAGCGAACAGAGCGTTTACTCCGTTCTGAGTAAAGATGTCATTTGGTCTGATGTCTAATGTGAAGTTAGATTGTGTACCAGTTAACGTACCAGTAGCACCCGCAGAACTTACATTAAAGTTTGTACCAAGAATAACAACCTGAGCATCGTTGATGAGGTCTCCAGCAAATCTAATGTTGTTTGTATCTGGATCTCTACCGATCATTGAACGTGCATCGGTAACTTGGAATGAGAAATGGTCGTTTAGAGTACCGATTTCAATACCATCACGCTCAAGAATCTCCCCATTTCGGAATGAACCATAAACTTGGTAAACGTTGAATACTGAACCACCTGATACATCGCCTTCAACAAATGCTTTTGCCCTAGAAGTTCTACCTCTAATAACGTGTCCTTGAGTAAGTGTGACTGCAGCATCTGTTTTAAAGATTGTTAGAGGTTGTAAGTCAAAAATATATGCTTTAAAAACTGTTGCTGTAGAAGTTACATTAGTACCACTATGATATTCATATGCAGCAATACGACCAAGTGCAACAATCTGACCATTACTGGAAAGGTTATTACTTTGTGCTTGATCTCTAAACTCAATAACTTGATAGTTGGCAGTAATATTATTACCGTTGATGATAGGGGACCCCTGTACATTATTCATCAACATATACTGACCCAACTCAAACGGGATGATTGAGTTCTGTAATGCAAGAGTTTCTCTTGGTTTGATCAAGTCAATGAAACTAGGAACCAGAGTTTCTGATTCGTAACCCTTAACGTATGCTTTACCAGGTCCAATCTCTACAGCATAGTGTGCAGTAGATGCATTATTACCTTGAGGTGAAGTCTCTCCAGGAAGATATACACCACCATTAGAACCATCATTATAATGTTCTCTAACTCTTACATCAAAATCACGAACAGTATAATCACCAGACTCGTCAAATGTTCTTCTAGCAAGTTCTTTTGCAAGTTCGTTATATGCAGATCTTTCTACAAAACTTTCAATCTGAGATTTATTAATTCTTAAAAGTTCGATGAAGTTTTTATCAGTATCATCATCGATAACTTTTTTAACTAGACTGGTTCTGATCCTAAATCTGTGAGCACCAGGAGCAGAATAGTTGGAAGTACCAGTAGCATTATCGTTTAGATTTGGATCATCTTCTGGAGTAACAATAGATTCGAAAATTTCTAGACCAATCCTATAAGAAGGATTGTTTGCATATTGATCAAGAATGATAGTCTGTTCAAGAACATCTACAAAGTGTCCTCTAATAAAGTAAACACCATTAGCAATACTAGCAGTAGAACCTACAGCAGTAGAGTTAGTAGGAAGCAACTGAGAGAAAGGAGTGCCGATCTCAATCAGAGAGTTACCATAAGTAATCTCAGAAGCACAAATCAACTGTTCGTTATCAACAAACTCTCTTGTATCTGAATCTGAACCACCAGATGTTAGATACTTAACGTATAATGTAATATAACCACGCTCAGATGTAGTAGAAGAAATACTGAATATAACTTTTGCTTTGATACCAGTGGTAAGACCTTCAATAATTTTACCAGTAATTTGTTGTCTATATTGTTCAACGTCTGCACCCAAGAATGATCCTTGGAGGATAACTGCTTTAGCATCAAGGTCATAACCAATCTGACCAGGGATGACCATACTGCCATCCTTAAACATATGCGTACCAAACGACTCAACCTGATTTTGCATCAGAGATTGAAGCGTCGTTAGTTCACGAGCTTGGATAGGGTACCCAGGGCGGAACAGCACTCGGTAAAAATTATTCGCCTTATCGAAATCATCGAAATAAGGAGCGATATTCAGATTGGTATTCTGAGGCATTGGTTTAGAACTCTACTACGATCTTAATGTCTTCAATTTGGTCGCCAGCACGGGAGATTGCTCTCCTATTGTCTATGTAGATGACTTTTCCAGAGTCCTTTTTCACCTCGGATTTGGCGTAACCAGAAGTGAAAGACATACCTAAGTCATACTCAGTGTTATTAATAACACGAGTTGCTTCACCAGGTACGAT